CAAGAGATTGACATAAGTGACGCTATGGCTGCGTATACTAGTGCAATTAAAAGGTCTGCACCATACATGAGAGATGGTACAAACGAACCTTTTAATAATGTCAAGAAATAAATTATGATAAATAAATGTAATATAGTTAAAAGGGGATTTACAAATGTATAATTCAGAAAACTTACAAGAGAAGTGGCAGCCAGTCCTCCAACATCCAGATTTGCCTGAGATTAAGGATAACTACAAAAAAGCCGTTACTTCTGTTATCTTGGAAAACCAAGAAAAAGCGATGAAAGAAGATGCAAGCTTCCTTTCAGAAGCCGCACCAACCAACTCTGGTTTTGGTGGTTCAAACATGGGTGGATATGACCCAATTTTGATTTCACTAGTCAGACGAGCTATGCCTAACTTGATTGCATACGATATTTGTTCAGTACAACCGATGACCGGCCCAACTGGACTTATCTTCGCTATGAAGTCAAGAGAAAATGCTCAAAACGGAACTGAAGCACTATTCAACGAACCAGATACAGAATTTGCTGCTGATAACAAAGCACAAGACCTATCTAGTCGTGAAGCAATGACTGGTACTAACCCAGCTGTACTTAATGACGCATCTGCTGGTACATACAATGTTGGTGGTACTACATATGGTTCAACAACTGGTACTGGTATGACAGCTGCAGAAGCAGAAGCACTAGGTGACGCTTCTGGTAACTCATTTGCAGAAATGGCATTCAGCATTGAAAAGTCCACTGTGACTGCAAAGACACGAGCTCTTAAAGCAGAATACACAATGGAACTTGCACAAGACTTAAAAGCAATTCATGGTCTTGACGCTGAAACCGAATTGTCAAATATCTTGTCAGCTGAAATTCTTGCAGAAATCAATAGAGAAGTCGTAAGAACTGTCTATAAATCTGCAAAGAAAGGTGCAAGTGTTAATACAACAACTGCTGGTATCTTTGACCTAGATACAGACTCAAACGGAAGATGGTCTGTTGAAAAGTTCAAGGGTCTAATGTTCCAAATCGAAAGAGATGCTAACGTAATTGCACAAGAAACAAGAAGAGGAAAGGGTAATATGCTTATTACTTCTTCAGATGTTGCTTCTGCACTACAAATGGCTGGTGTGTTGGATTACGCTCCTGCTCTTAACAACAACCTACAAGTTGATGATACTGGAAACACTTTTGCTGGAGTTCTTAACGGACGATACAGAGTGTACATCGACCCATATGCAGCTAACAACGCTGCTAAACAGTACTACGTTGTAGGATATAAAGGAACATCACCATACGATGCTGGTATATTCTACTGCCCATACGTTCCACTACAAATGGTTCGTGCAGTTGGTGAGAATTCTTTCCAACCAAAAATCGGTTTTAAAACTCGATATGGTGTTGCACAAAACCCATTCGCAACTTCATCTGCTACAGATGTTATTGCTGGGTCAAATGACAATACATACTACAGACGAGTTCAAGTCGCAAACCTTATGTAATCATAAGAAAGACTTAATCGAAAAAACTAAAGGGGAGTTTCATACTCCCCTTTTTTTAGGGAAAAACAAATGACTAAAGAAGAACACAAGAAATATGTTGAGTGGTTATGCAAAATATGGAATATAAAATTTAATAACAAATAGACCCTAGTGGTCTTTTTTTTAGCCTAGTTGTCAGTATAAATATAGTTGATGAAGAAATATGCAAAGACTACGAAATTAATAAACAAATATTTTGAGGCAGTTGCAAAAGGTGAAATGCGAAAAGCAAAGAAGATATTCTATTTGTTATTAAACAAAGGTAAGAAAGATAATGGCTACAACTATCAACGCACTACAAAGACAACCGACTGAATTAGATTACGCTGACCCAACCAAGTTTAAGTTTAGTATAACTAAACTACCAACTGTGGAGTTTTTTACAACACAGGCAGTTATTCCAGGCGTTACTCTTGGTGAGGCAGTATTTCCTACACCCTTTAAAGAAATACCAACTCAAGGTGACCAACTTACATTTGATAATTTGGAAATTACCTTCTTAGTAGATGAGAAGTTAGAAAACTATAAAGAGTTACACCAGTGGTTAGTGGGTATTGGTTTTCCAAAAGCAAGAACACAATTCGCATCATTTAGAAAAGAAGAGTCAGAAGTATTTCCAACTGCTGATTCTGTAAGGGGTGAAGCAACAAAACCAGGCAGACCAACTGGGGTACAAGCGATGTATGGTGATGCAACACTTACAATAATGACAAGTAAAAATAATCCTGTCATGGAAGTACAATTTTCTGATTTGTATCCTGTATCACTAGGTGCATTGCAATTTGACCAACAAGCAACAGATATCACATATTTGACTGCGACTGCAACTTTTTCATATAAGATATATGAAATGTTTACTATATAGTATAGGGTAAGGTATAAATCTTGAACAGAAACCTTTTTTGATAATTTGCAGTTAATCTCAAATTAATTTAGAAAAGCAAGATTAAGTACTTTACCCATTTGAATTGAGGATAATATAATATGGATTTGGAACAACTTCAAAAAGAATCACAAAAAGATTTAAAAATTGACAAAGAACAGTTAGATATTGAATCTTTAAAAACCCCAGAACTCTACGGAAAATATTTACAAATATACACAAGATGGAACTTGTTATCGAAACAAGTCGAGTCTGAATACAAAAAACTATTAAGAGATAAGTGGGAATATTATTCTGGTAAGTCAGAAGTTCCTTTTGAATTAAAAGTTCTTAAACAAGATATCCCAATGTATCTTGAAGGTGATGAAGATTTAATCAAAGCAAAACATAAATTAGATTATCATAATGCAATGTGTGACTTTGCAGAAAATGTATTGAAGGCTCTTAATAATCGTGGATTTCAAATTAAAAATGCAATTGATTGGAAAAGGTTTCTGGAAGGTTCGATTTGATTATATCAAAGAAAAATGAAGTATATATTCGTGTAGAAACAGAACCTAATATTGCGAGAGAACTTTCAGATTTTTTTACATTTGAAGTACCAGGCGCAAGGTTCATGCCTTCCTATAGAAAAAGAATATGGGATGGTAAAATACGTCTTTATAATATAATGAATGGTGAAATATATTATGGTCTTATACCTTACATAGAAGAATTTGCAAAACGTAATAATATAGATATAGAATATAAAGGAGATGTAAATGCAACCCAATCATCTTTCACACATGGAGTATGCAAAGGGTTTATCAGAACTGTCAAACCAAAATCCAATGGAAAATCTATTCAACTTCGTGACTATCAAATTGATGCCGTTGTCCATGCAATCAGAAACAATAGGAGCTTGTCTCTTAGTCCTACTGCTAGTGGTAAGTCATTAATAATATATTTACTGAGTAGATGGTATGAGTCTGACAGAATCCTTATACTTGTTCCTACGACATCTCTTGTGGAACAGATGTACACTGATTTTCTTGATTATGGTTATCTTGAAAGTAAGATGCAAAAGATATATCAAGGATATACAAAAGATATATCTAGTGAAGTAACAATCTCTACATGGCAGTCCTTATATAAAATGCCTAGAAAGTTCTTTGAACAATTTGGTTGTATACTTGGAGATGAGGTACATTTATTCAAAGCTAAATCACTTACAAACATTATGAACAAAATGCATATTACTAAGTATCGTCATGGATTTACTGGTACACTTGATGGTATGCAAACACATAGACTTATACTAGAAGGTTTATTTGGTTCTGTAAATAAGGTAACATCAACAAAAGAATTGATGGAAAAGAAAACACTTGCAAAATTAAAAATAAAGTGTATAGTATTACAATACCCAGATGCAGATTGTAAGTTTATGAAAGACCAGAATTATCAAGATGAAGTTGATTTGATAGTTCGTGATGAAAGAAGAAATAAATTTATTTTAAACTTGACAAGTCATCTAAAAGATAATACATTAGTTCTATTTCAATTTGTTGAGAAACATGGAGCTGTTCTTTATGATATGATGAAAGAACTAGATAGAAAAGTGTTTTATGTTCATGGTGGAACAGACACACAAACAAGGGAAGAAATTCGTGAAATTACAGAGAATGAAAAAAATGCAATTATTGTTGCATCATATGGTACTTTTTCTACTGGTATTAATATTAGGAACTTGCACAATGTCGTGTTCAGTTCCCCTTCAAAAAGTAGGATTAGGGTATTGCAATCAATTGGAAGAGGATTGCGAACTACCAACGATAAAACTGGTGCTACCCTTATAGATATTGCAGATGATTTTACATGGAAGTCTAGACAGAATTTTACTCTTCGTCATTTTATGGAACGAATAAATATCTATAATGAAGAAGAATTTGATTATACTATCAAGAATTTAAAAATAGAAAGTTAACTCATGACCCCAAAGATAATAAAACTTACAAATGGTGACGAGATTATTACTACATTTAGTAAAGATGATACTGACACTGCACTAACTGTAATAGTTGAAAATCCATTGAAGATTAATAGTTATCCTAGAATATCAAAAAAGGGTGTAGAGGAGTCCATGGCTTTATCACGTTGGACATCATATGGTGAAAATGAAGAGTGTCAACTAATTAAAAATAATATAGTTGCAATTGCAAATGCATCTTTAGGTATTGCTAAGTTTTATGAATTTTGTGTACTTAAAATGAAAACTGGTCAAATGATGAAAGGTCTTGGAATGAGTGAACCAACAGACGAACAACTTAAAGAACTTGAAGAAGAATTTATGAATGAACTTGAAGAGCTTGAAGAAATAGATTATGATGATAAAGATAAACCTAAAAGAACTTTACATTAATATATTCCTTGAAGACCACATAGTGGATTATACAGATAAATTATTTGTTTGTCAAGTCAAAACCAAGACTTGACATTTTTATATAATTCTGGTAATATAGAAACAATTTTAACAAGGAAAGTGTTGTGCCCAAAAGTAAAAAACCCCATTATGTAAATAACAAAGAATTTCTAGCAGCCATGGTAGAGTGGAATAAGAAACGTAATCTTGCAAAAGACTTTGGTGTAGACCCACCACCTATATCTAATTACATAGGTGAATGTTTTCTAAAGATTGCAACCCATTTATCATATCGACCTAACTTCATTAATTATACCTATCGTGAGGAAATGATTAGTGATGGTATTGAGAATTGTCTACAGTATGTCCATAATTTTAATCCAGAAAAATCAGATAATCCATTTGCATATTTCACACAGATAATATATTATGCGTTTCTTAGACGAATACAAAAAGAAAAGAAACAAGCTAATGTAAAGAACAAAATGATTGAGAATATGAATGTTGATGTTTTCTTAACACAAGAGGACGGAGATGTTCAGAATAATCCATATGCAGATTATTTACAAAAGAACTTCTTACCAGATGAAGATGTTTACAAACCTAAGAAGAAAAAGACCAAACCAAAAGGATTAGAATTATTTTATGAAAATAGCACTGATAACTGATACCCACTTTGGTGCGAGAAATGATAGTTTAGCATTTAATGATTACTTTTATAAATTCTATGAAGATGTATTTTTTCCAGAAATAGATAAAAGAGGTATAAATACTATTATTCATTTAGGTGATACTATGGACAGACGTAAGTTTGTTTCATACAAAATTGCAAATGATTTTCGCACTAAATTTATTCAACCAATTGTTGATAGAAATATCGACACACACATAATGATAGGTAACCATGATACTTTTTATAAAAATACAAATACTATCAATTCTGTTGCTGAGCTTATTGGGAACAGACACGATAATATAAAATTCTATGAAGAAAACTGTACAGTAAACTTCGGTAATATTCCAATATTCTTTTGTCCTTGGATTAACTCTGAGAACTATGGTTCTACAATTAAAGGTATTCAAAATACAAATGCAGATATTTGTATGGGTCATTTAGAAATAAATGGTTTTGAAATGCATAAAGGACACTTCTCAGAAAATGGACATCCTAAAGAAATATTCAAAAAGTTTAATACTGTATTCTCTGGTCACTTTCATAAAAAATCAGATGATGGACAAGTTTATTATCTTGGTGCTCCATACCAAATAACTTGGAGTGATGATAATTGTCCAAAAGGTTTTCACATCTTTGATACAGTAGATAGAACATTAGAGAGAATAATTAATCCACATAACATATTCCAAAAGATATACTATGATGATACAAATACAGATTACTCTAAAGAAGATGTTTCACAATATAAAGATAAATTCGTAAAACTAGTTGTAGTCAATAAAAAAGATTTATATCAGTTTGATATGTTTACTGATAGGTTGTTACAAGAACAAACTCATGAGGTAAAGATTATTGAAGACTTTTCTGATTTAAATGCAGAGAATGTGTCTGATGATATTGCAGAAAATACTCAAGATACAACCACACTCTTGGAGAAGTACATTGATGAACTTGATGTAGACTTAGACAAGAAACGATTGAAAAATACTATGAAGGCACTTTACCTAGAAGCCTGTGATTTGGAGTTATAAACTTGGTTATATTTAATACTGTGAGGTGGAAGAATTTCCTATCTACTGGAAATGCTTTCACTGAAATTCAACTCGACCAGAATCCATCAACACTTATTATCGGTGAGAATGGTGCTGGTAAATCAACAATACTTGATGCATTGTGTTTTGTATTGTTTAATAAACCTTTCAGACAAATTAGTAAATCACAATTACTTAACTCTGTAAATCAAAGAGAGGCAGTTGTTGAAGTAGAATTTACCACACAGAATAAACAAGTAAAGATTATTCGTGGTATCAAACCAAATGTATTTGAAATCTATGTTGATGATGTAATGATTAACCAGAACGCAAATGCAAAAGATTATCAGAAACATCTAGAACAACAAATACTTAAATTTAACTATCGTTCTTTTACACAAGTAGTTATTCTTGGTAGTTCTACCTTTGTGCCTTTTATGCAACTTAATTCAAAGTCTCGTAGAGAAGTTGTAGAAGATATTCTAGATATTAAGATATTCTCTTTGATGAACCTTGTTCTGAAAACAAAAGTAAAAGAAGTAAATACAAATCTTACAGATAGTGGTTATGCAACAGACCTTACAAAAAGTAAAATAGAAATACAAGAAAAATATATTCAAGATACTAAAGATAATCAGACAAGTTTACTAAATGAAAAGATAAACATTGTTAATGCAAATAATGATGATATCCAATTTAACAAGAGACAAGAAGAAGACCTAAAAGATATAAATGCAAAATATCTAGATGCAATGGTAAATGAAGATGCAACTATTAATAAAAGGGATAAACTAAAAGATGTGCAGTTTTCTTTAAAGGACAAACATAGTCGTGGTAGTAGTCTCATAAAATTCTTTGAAGATAATGATGATTGTCCAACTTGTAAACAACATATTGATGAGGATTTTAAATCTAAATCTATTGAAGAGAAAACAAAAGAAGTAGAAGAGCTTCAAGTTGGACTAAACAAACTATCAGAAGAAATGAACAAAGTCAATAAGAAAGTTAAAGAATTTAAAGAACTATCAAGTGCAATACAAAAGAATCAAATAAGTATTGAGAAATATCGTAGTACAATTGCACAGTTAGAAAAGTTTAATGCAAAATTAAATGCAGAGATTACACAAATAAATGAAAATGAAGTTGGTAAAGAAGACATAAAAAAACTTGACAAACTCAAAGAAAAGTTGTATAGTTTAGATTCAAGCTCTAAAAAGTTGAAAGAAGAATTATTCTACTATGATGTTGCAAGAAACCTTTTACAAGATACTGGTATCAAAACTAAGATTGTTAAACAGTATTTACCAATCATGAATAAACTTGTCAACACTTATTTGTCGAGTATGGATTTCTTCTGTAACTTTAATCTAGATGAGAACTTTAATGAAACTATCAAGTCCAGATTTAGAGATGAGTTTTCATATGCAAACTTTTCTGAGGGTGAGAAGATGCGAATTGACCTTGCACTACTCTTTACTTGGAGAGCGATTGCAAAGATGAAAAACTCTACAAATACAAATTTACTCATACTGGATGAAATATTTGATAGTTCACTTGATGCATCTGGTACAGATGATTTTCTAAAAATACTAAACACATTTAATACTGAAAATGTTTTTGTAATATCACACAAACAAGATATGTTATTTGATAAGTTTAGAAATACTGTTAAGTTTGAAAAGAATAGGAATTTCAGTAAGGTTGTGTAATGGGAAAACGTAGTGACTTTGAAAGAGTTCCCAGAGACTATTATCCAACACCATACAATGCAGTAGAACCTTTACTACCACATTTACCAGAAACATTTACATTCGCAGAGCCTTGTGCTGGTGATAGAAGACTTATAGAACATTTACAAAAGAATGGTGGTCATTGCAACAATGCAATGGATATTGAACCACAACATAAGAAGATTACAAAAGGTAATTGTTTAGAACATAGTTTCTTTAGGTCTGATTATATTATTACTAACCCACCTTGGAATCGTAAAATACTACACCCTATGATAGACCACTTCTCTGACCAAAGACCAACATGGTTACTATTTGATTCGGATTGGATGCATACCAAACAATCTATTCCATATCTAAAGATATTAAAGAAAGTTGTTAGTATTGGAAGAGTAAAGTGGATTGAAGGTAGCGCTAGTGTGGGTAAAGATAATTGTTGTTGGTATCTGTTTGAAAATACATTTGAATTTAATTCGATAAAATTTTATGGAAGGACTTGACATTGTTCTCAGAACATGGTATATTAAATACATAATAAAGAATCAGTCATAAAAGAGGAGATAAAAATATGGCACATCAAGTAGAAACAATGGCATACGCTGGACAACTTCCATGGCATGGATTGGGTGTAAAAGTTATTGATGACTTAACACCAGAACAAATGATGCAAAAAGCAGGAGTAGATTGGACAGTAGAGAAACAAGACATGATTACGTCTGGTGGTTCAACTGTAAAATCCAAACAAGCTCTTGTTCGTTCATCTGATGGTGAAGTATTAGATGTAGTTGGTAAAGGTTGGAATCCAGTTCAGAACGCAGATGCCTTCAATTTTTTTGAGGAGTATGTTCGTGCTGGTGATATGCAGATGCACACTGCTGGTTCACTGAATGGTGGAAAAATGGTATGGGCACTTGCAAAGACCAATGACTCATTTGAGTTATTTGATGGTGATGTAACAGAGAATTACTTTCTGTTCTCTAATCCACATGAGTTTGGAAAAGCGATTGATATTCGTATGACACCAATTCGTGTAGTATGCAACAACACATTGACACTTTCACTATCACAAGATAGTAATGCAATGGTTAAAGTTAATCACAGAAAAGAGTTTGACTCTACTGAGGTTAAAGAACAAATGGGTATCGCAAGAGAAAAAATGGAACAGTACAAGACAATGGCTGAATTCCTTGGTTCTAAGAGATACACATCTGAGAACATCGTTCAATACTTCAATGAGGTATTTGGTTCGCCTGCAAAAGAAAAAGTTGATGGAGTATTCCCAACTACTTCTTTAAATGCAAAACTTGCTTTGGAAAACTTAGACACTCAGCCTGGTGCAAAGTTTGCTCAAGGTTCTTTTTGGAACGCATTTAATACTGTTACTTACCTAAACGACCATGTTCAAGGTAGGACAACAGATGGACGATTGACTTCATCATGGTATGGACGAAATCGTAGAGTGAAACTAAAAGCACTCGACAAAGCACTTGAGTACGCTGAAGCTGCTTAAAAAAAAGTGGGAGAAGTTACTTGACTTTCTCCCACGAATCATATATATTAAATAAGTGATTAAGGGTTTACCTAATCACTTTTTACATTAACAGACATAGGAGATACCATGTCAAAATTAATTACTAAGAAAGATTTTCTTGTAAAAATCGCAAAGGGTTCTGGAATAGTAGAGTTCACAGAACAACACCTAAAAATTCATCTACAACATTTCAATGAAAATAACAGACCAGAATATTTTGGTGACTTACAACCAATTGGTTTGGATTATATAGGTACTGAACTTAGAGAAGCTGCAGAGTTAAAAGCGGTTGCAATGAGTCAACAGAATCAACCATTTCGTAAAGGTAAGAATCCAAAGTACAATGAAATTAAGACTTCAATGATTGATGAAGTTGGAATGGATTTACGAGAAAAACCAATTCAAGCATTAGTTGATGATGATGGAAACATCGAAGTATTATTTAATGGTAATACTACTAACGATATTCACACCAGATATACCAATCTTCAAAATCGCCTGGTTGCAATTTATAAGAAAAATTCAAAGTTCTCTTATGCAAAATTAAAATTAATTGGTGGTTATTCAAATAACCTTGACTATGCATCTGGAACTCTTAGTTTCCCAGACCTATGCAAGATTGTTACTGAATACTTAATTGAGTCTGGTATAATTGAAAGATTCAAAAAAGGTGTAATATCAGAGACAGATTTTTATTCTGAAATTGAAGATGCTTTTGCAGTTTTGAATGGTGGTAAAGAAGTAAAGAAGGATACCAAAGAATATCGAAAGTATGTTATAAAAACAAGAAATGATGCTGTCGGTGATGAGTCAATGTATTCTGTTGATAATGGTAAAGAGGTGATGAAAAACCTTAGAGAAACATTTCCAGAGAAATACACTGATAATGAAAATTCTCACTATATTAGTATTTCTGCAAACATGGATAAGTACTTTGACATCTTAGAGACAAAGGATAGAAACTTAACAGAAAATTTTGAAAATGGAGTTACAGATATAAACCCATCGGATGTTAACGTAAATGTTATTGTTCACATGGGAGCGCCTGACCCAGAAAATTCAATATCAAGTTTGTTTGATACATACATTGATTTTTATATTGAATATCTACAGATACATAGATTTTTAGAAAAGTCTTACTACCACACTCCATTTAAAAGAAATAGACATAATCTTGTAGGTTTGTATCAACAAGTAAGAGAACTTGATGTTTTTGAATTTGGTTCTGTGATAACTTTTGATGCTCTTATAAAAGAATATGAAAAAAGAAATCCACAATCGGAAAAGTTAGTTAAGATAAAAAAACTAAAAAGTTTAATATAGGACTTGACAAATAAGGTCAAATATACTATATTATAAATAGAAGTGATAGTTCAGTACAAAGCCTTCATAGCGCATTAAATGTGATATCATGGGTAAGACTATGTAGAATTAATCTGGAGTGGCTTCCAGACTATCACCTCGCAGATGCCTTTTAGGGTCTGCAATTAAATTAACTTGCTTAGTAAAGGAGTTCAATATGACAAATTTAAGCACACTTAGAAACGCTCTTCAGGCGTTTGATTTCAACACAGTAGCACCATATTCAATTGGTATGGATAGAACATTTGATAGGTTGTGGGATTATGCAACACATCAAGCGGAATCTACTGGATTTCCACCCTATAATATTCAAAAGACAGAGGACTATAAATTCGTAATAGAGATGGCTCTCGCTGGTTTTTCTAAAAAGGATATTGAAGTGGAAGTCGCATCTGGGGTTCTTACAATTAAATCAATTAAGGATAAGGACACTGATGTAACTGATGAGTACACATTGTACAAAGGTATCTCAAAGAGAAACTTCACTAGAAAGTTTACACTCGCTGATGATATTGTTGTAAATGATGCAGTATTAGAAAATGGTATGTTATCAATCTCATTAGAGAGAGTCATACCAGAGGAGAAAAAACCTCGTCAAATCACTGTAAAATAAATTCGAAAAGGGGAGACTTGACATCTCCCCTTTTTTATGGTATTATACCTAATAGTAATCATGATAATAAGGAGAATATATTATGAGTAGACCTAGAATGTCTAAAAAACAGAAGGTACTAAACCTTCTATCTAAAGGTGAAAATGTAACATGGAAAACTTTGAGAAAAAGATTTGACCTTGTGTCACCAACTAAAATGATTGATACTCTGAAGAGTGAAGGTCATTGTATATACACAAACGACACTGCAAAAGGTGTTGCATATAGACTTGGTACGCCTTCATCGGCAATCATCTCTGCTGGTATTGCATCTGTACTTGGTACACAATTCGCATACTAAACTGAAATTGAAGAGGGGGGTCTTCCCCCTCTTCTTAATATTATATTATGGAGTACACATTTGAAAATCTTTGGTAAAAAAGATACGCCTGTTGAAGAGTTGATTAACTACAAATATTCTGAAGATATAATTCTAAATGAATTAAAAGAGTATATCAACAAAACTTATGACCAACATTATTCCCAAAACAAATTTCAAGCAACTGAGTTCATTTTAGATAGTGGACATGGTACTGGATTTTGTATTGGTAATATATTAAAGTACGCCCAGAGATATGGGAAGAAAGGTACTAAAGAAGATGCAAGGAAAGACTTGCTTAAAGTTATACACTATGGTATAATCGCATTATACAATCACGATAAACAAGGAGCTTCGTAATGAAACTAAGTACTGATACTAGAGAAGTATTGAAAAACTACTCTACAATTAATTCTAATTTATTGGTTAGTTCTGGTAATCAAATTGCAACAATGTCACAAATGAAAAACATTGTATCAAAAGCAGTTCTACCAGATACTTTTGAAACAGAATTTGCAATATACGACTTGAATGAATTCTTGTCTGCAATGTCACTATTTGATGACCCAGAGTTAGACTTTGGTGATAGTAGTGTAAAAATCTCACAAGGTGGTCAATCATTGAATTATTTTTACAGTGACCCAACTGTAGTGACTACACCAAAATCTGATATCACTATGCCTGATGCAGATGCAGTATTTACACTTAAACAAAGCATATTCAACCAAGTATTAAAAGCGTCTGCTGTACTTGGTGTTCCAGATATGGTTCTGGATGTAAACGAAACTGGTGGTATGAATCTACGAGTTTCAGACCGAAAAAATGATACTTCAAACAGTTTTAGTGTTGAGGTTGGAGAAGGTGGTACACCTAATCAGAAGTTCTTCTTCAAGGTAGAAAACTTAAAGTTACTATCTGGTGATTATGAAGTTCTTGTGTCATCAAAAGGTATATCAAAGTTCAAAAACGTCAACAAAGATGTGGAATACTTTATCGCACTTGAAGCTGCTTGAGGGAAAACTTTATGAATGAAATATTATGGGTAGAGAAGTATCGTCCGACAACTATCAAAGATGCAATACTTCCAAGTGAGTTGAAGAGTACCTTTCAACAATTTGTAGATAATGAACATTGTCCTAATCTATTATTGTCTGGTTCTGCTGGTTGTGGTAAAACAACTGTTGCAAAAGCGATGTTAGAAGAACTGGGTTGTACATATATGATGATAAATGGTTCTGAGGAATCTGGTATTGATGTTCTACGAAACAAAATAAAGAACTTTGCATCTACTGTTTCTATGGATGGAAAACGTAAATACGTTATCCTAGATGAGGCAGATTATCTTAATGCACAATCTACACAGCCTGCGTTGCGTGGATTTATTGAAGAGTTTAGTAAGAACTGTGGGTTCATTCTAACTTGTAACTTTCGTAATCGTATTATTGAACCACTACATAGTAGATGTTCAACGATTGAGTTTCGTATTCCTAAAGAAGAGAAACCACAACTTGCAATGGACTTTATGAATAGGTTAGAGGTAATCCTAAATAATGAACAAGTACATTACGACAAAAAAGTAGTTGCAACACTTATTCAAAAGTTCTTCCCAGATTGGAGAAGGGTTCTAAATGAGTTGCAACGATATAGTGCAAGTGGTACAATAGATGCTGGAATATTGGTCAACTTATCTGAAGACTCAGTTAAGGAACTTATATCATTTCTTAAAGAAAAAGATTTTACCAAAGTTCGTAGGTGGATTGTTAACAATCTGGACAATGACCCATCAAGGATTTTTAGGCGTCTTTACGACTCTTTATACGATAATCTTTCTCCTAGCACTATACCTCATGCTGTTGTTATTCTTGCCGAGTATTCTTATAAGTCTGCTTTTGTTGCAGACCAAGAGATAAATCTTCTTGCGTGTATGACTGAAATAATGTCACAAGTAAAGTTTAAATAATGGCATATGAACTTAAAGAATACCTAAAATCAATCAATACTACTAAACAAAACTTGATGGATAGTGACGATAAAGCCTGGGAAAGAAAGTATCCATCCTTCATAGTTAACAAATGTCTTGCACCATTTAATGACACTATTATGTTAGTAAATGAGATGAATATCCACAATCATATAGATAATAAGATGCAATATGATTTTTTACTAAATAGTCTAAGGAAGCAGAATAGATATGCTTCTTGGATGAAGGCGAGTAAAAGTAGAAATTTAGAGTATGTCAAAGAATACTTTGGTTATAATAATGAAAAAGCAAGGTCTGCTCTGAATGTATTAAATGATAAACAAATCGCCTATATAAAAAGTAAATTAAATAAAGGTGGAAAAAAATGAATGAAATATCATGGAAACCAGACCAGATGCTTGAGGTAGGTTTGAAAGAACCAGATGACTTTTTAAAAGTTCGTGAAACTTTATCTCGTATTGGAGTTGCATCTCGTAAAGATAAAAAACTATTCCAAAGCACACACATACTACACAAACAAGGTAAATACTATATTTGTCATTTCAAAGAATTATTTGCACTTGATGGTAAGGACACAAATATCTCAGAAAACGATATCGCAAGACGGAATACA